AACAGCATTTACATTATCAACTACTCCAAGTAGTGCAGACAATATTAACATTTATATAAGCGGTGTATATCAGAACTCACTAGATTCTGGTGGTGTAGCTAATTATAGCGTAGCGGGTACAACCTTAACGTTTGTAACTGCGCCACCGACAACCGCAACAAATGGAATTGAAGTAGTAATAACACAATAACGTTTAGCTCATGGCAACAAACAAAGTAACTACAAACGTAATTGACATGAGTGGTAACACTGGAGGACTAGTGTGGTCGCAGGGTACTAAAGCCCAAAGACCCGCAGGTACAGCTGGTGATTTACGTTTAAATACTGACGATAGCAGATTAGAGTTTTACAACGGAAGCGATTGGAAAAGATTATCCGAAAGTGCAGGAACACCTACTCCTGACTTCCAAGCAGACTTTATGGTACTTGCCGGAGGAGGAGGAGGAGGTTGTGCTAATGGTGCTGGTGGTGGTGGTGCAGGAGGGCTTCGTACTTCTTACGGTTCTACTTCTGGAGGTGGTTCTTCTGCTGAGTCTATATTAAATATGAATTTAGCAACCAACTATACTGTAACTGTTGGTGCAGGAGGTTCAGCCCCTTATGGTGCAGGTGCAGGTGCTTCTGGAAACAATGGTTCAGATTCAGTGTTTAGCACAATAACATCTTTAGGAGGAGGTGGTGGAGCACATGAAACTAATACTTCAAAAAGTGGAGGTTGTGGTGGTGGAGCAGGTACAGTAGCTGCTTCTCCTATAACTGGTGGTGCAGGTACTGCAGGTCAAGGATTTGATGGAGGAAGCGGTATAAATTCTTCTTTAAGATATGGTGGAGGTGGAGGAGGAACTGGTTCAGTAGGTCAAAATGGAAGTCCTTCAACAAGTGGTGATGGTGGTAATGGTACTGCTATAGCAATTACAGGTTCATCTGTCACTTACGGTGGTGGTGCAGGAGGAACTGGAGCATCTGGAGATGGAAATGGAGGAACAGGTGGGGGCGGAACGTCTCATAACTATCCTACTAGTGGTTCTGGCGCTACCGCAGGAACGACTAATCTTGGAGGTGGAGGAGGTGCAGGTGCTTACCAAACAGTTGGTGGTGCTGGAGGTTCAGGCGTGGTAATTGTTAGATATCCAAACACCTACACAATATCAGTAGGAGTAGGTTTAACAAGTTCAACCACTACAGATGGTAGTGATAAAATAACAACATTCACTGCGGGCAGTGACACAGTAAGTTTTAGTTAATATGGCACATTACGCATTTTTAAATAACGACGCAACTACAGGAACTCTAAGAGAAGAGCTTTATGTTTTACAAAACGATATGGCTAATCTTACTTCTATTGAAGAGCCGACTGAGGAAGATACAGCTGCCATTGAAGCAAAGCAGGTAGAAATAGATGCAAAGCAGAAAGAGATAGATAATCAGCTGTGCGTGGTAACAGGAGTAATAACTGGAGTGCTAGAAACGTATGAGAAATCTGCAAGAGATGAAACATTAGAGCAAGAAATAAGAGATTTAGAAGATAGTAGAGTTGACCAGGAGACCGGTCAATCTTTACCAATAGAAGAAGTTGTAGCAATAGATGCGCAGATACAAGCTAAACTAGAAGAACTTCATGCTCTTGCTCCAGATATAGTTGATAATACAGAATACTGGGAAGGGTATTACGGTAAAGGTGGACTATGTAAAAGAACTTCTTACAATACAATAGGTGGTGTTCACCAAAACGGAGGTACACCTTTTAGAAAAAATTATGCAGGGGTAGGGTATATTTACGACCCTGTAAGAGATGCGTTTTATGCGCCACAACCTTATGAGTCTTGGACTCTAAATGAAGATACTTGTTTATGGGAATGTCCGGTAGAAAGACCGGAAGGGCAAGACTGGTGGTGGAAAAAAGATACACAGGAGTGGGTAGATTATGAATATCATTCTAAGCCTCTTTATTCTAACTCACCTTTTGCAAGCTGGACGTGGAATACTTCTACAGGAGTATATGACCCACCAGTAGCAAAACCTGATAATAAAAACTTTTGGCATGAAGGAGAGCAAGAGTGGACAACTTATGAAGTTTTTGTGAATAAACCTTTTGATAGTTGGGTTTTAAAAGACATTGTAGTAGGTGTTGATGACGATAATAATGATGTATTAATAACAGGTTGGGCTGCTCCAGTAGAAAAGCCTAATGATGGAAATTCGTATCTTTGGGATGAAGATACACAATCTTGGATAACAGAGTAATATGGCGACAACAAAAGTAAGCGGACAAGTAGTAGATTTAAATGAGGCAACCTCAGAGAATGGTCTTAAAATGCCTAGCGGCACTGAGCTTAATAGACCTACAGATGCAACTGGACAGATTAGAAATAATACAAACGAAACTTCTAATGGAGCTTCATCTGCTATGGAGTATTACAATGGGACTGATTGGAAAAAAATAACTACAAAAGCACTTCTTCCTCCAACTCAAACTTACACACAAAATACATATAGTGGAAACGGTAGCAGTAACAGGGTATTTAACCCCGGCTTTACACCAGATTTAGTAATGATTAAAACCACAAATTATTATGAAGATTGGATTTTATCATATAGAGGGTTTGGTGAAAATTATTTAAGGCCTAGCACTGCACAAGCAAAAGTTCTATCAACTCTGTTAAGAGTAGACCAAGCTACTGGGTTTAGAACAACAGGTGGAACTCCTGTAAATAATCCTAGTGGATATAATTATATTTACTATGCTTGGAAAGCTAATGGAGGCACATACTCATCTAATACTGACGGAACGATAACTAGCTCTGTTCAATCATCTGCTGGAACTGCGGCAGCTGGTTCGTTAGACCAAGGATTTTCTGTTGTTCGATACACTGGAAATGGAACAGCTTCACAAACTGTTGGACACGGCTTGGAGGGTACTCCTGATTTTATCATTGTGAAAAATGAAAATTTATCTTCTAATTGGGCATGTTATCATGTGGGCCTAGGTGTAGATAAAGTTGCTTTTCTAGACACTGGAGGTGCTACTCAAACAGTAGCAGGTAAATGGTCAGGAACAAACGATAGTGTTTTTGGAATAAATTCAGCAGCAGATGTAAATAATAACGGTTCTAATTTAGTTGCATTTTGTTTTAAATCAGTACTTGGTTATTCAAAATTTAGCTCATATACAGGAACTGGTTCGGCTGGAAATGCGCAAGATTTAGGATTTGAACCAGGTCTTGTTATTATAAGGGGAGCTACATCAGGCGGATGGCTTGTTTATGATAGCTCTAATACTGGACAAAGACTTCAAATAGACTCTACAGTACCTAATAGCGCTGATACTTCAGTTACATTAACATCAACTGGATTTGAATTTACAGGTTCAGGTAATAATGCTGCAGCAACAGAATACATATATATGGCATTTGATAAAAACGTTTAATTATGGCAACAACAAAAATTACAAACCCGGAATTATTTGACTTAGGAAGTTTAGACACTGCTTTACAGTTGCCTAGTGGTACTACTGCAGAGAGACCTACGAGTCCTTCTACAGGAGAATGGAGATATAATACGGATAATAATTTAATAGAGTATTATGACGGAGGAAGCTGGAGAGACTTACAAGACGAAGATATACCGCCAATACCTAGCGAGAACTTTAATGTGGTTTTATATAATGGAACAAGTGCTACACATGCTATTACAGGTTTAGGGTTTCAACCTGATTTAGTTTGGATAAAAGATAGAAATAATACTGAATCACATATATTAAACGATTCAACAAGAGGTGCAGGTAACGATTTATCACCAAATACATCGGCAGCACAAACAAATAGGCCGACGGGTTTTCTTTCTTTTGACAGTGATGGATTTACTTTAGGTACAGATGGGGGTGGGGTTGTTAATGATTCAGCTAGAGGACCTTACGTTGCTTGGTGCTGGAAAGCAAACGGAGGAACTACAAGCAGCAATAGTGATGGAACAATTACAAGCACAGTACAAGCAAACACAAGAACTGGATTCAGTATTGTAAGTTTTACAAAAACCAATGGAAATGCAGAAACTATTGGTCACGGACTTAATGCGATACCTGAGTTAATTATAATGAAAGCTTCAGGGGATGTTGGAGATTGGCAGGTATATGCAGCACCTATTGGCAATACAAAAAAACTGTTTTTAAATACTCTTGCAGCTCAAACAACTTCGGGTATATGGAATAATACAACTCCAACAGATACTGTTTTTACAACTACTTTTAATCCTTCAACAAGTATAATCGCTTACTGTTTCCATTCAGTAGCAGGATATTCAAAGTTTGGTTCTTATGTTGGAAATTTAACATCTCAAACTAATATTATAACAGGATTTGAACCTGCATTTGTAATGATTAAATGTTCAAGTGGTTTTAATTCTGGTGATTGGGTTTTATATGACAACAAAAGAAATCCAACAAATCCTAAAATAAACCCTTTGCTTATAAGACCTTTTGGCGAACAAAATGCTTTACTTTTTGGTATAAACTTTAATACTAATGGATTTAGTATTCCTACAACTTGTACAACTAATTCTGTAAATCAAACAGGTTATACATATATCTATATAGCATTTGCTGCAGACCCGAGTACTGCTCCAGTTTTAGCGGATAGTTTTAATACAAGCTTGTGGACAGGTAATGGTACTTCACAAAGTATTACAGGGGTTGGATTTCAACCTTCGTTAACTTGGATAAAGTCAAGGAATATAACTTATGCCGGAAATATAACAGACAGTTTGAGAGGAACTACAAAACAACTATATACAACTGGCACAAGTGCAGAACAAACAAATTCTACGTTTGTAACATCTTTTGATACAGATGGGTTTACTGTTGGTAATAATGCGTATGTTAATATTAATGGATATAATTTCGTAGGATGGAACTGGAAAGCAAGTCCAATACCAGCTATAAACACAGACGGAACAATACAATCTATAGTTAGCGCCAATCAAGCATCTGGATTTAGTATTGTGAGTTATACAGGTGATGGTGCAAATGGAACGGTAGGTCACGGATTAGGCGTTGCTCCTGAAATTGTTTTAGTAAAAAGATTAAACAGTACAGGTAACTGGTCTTTTAATGGAAGTGTTGGAGGATTGACTTATGGAACTAATAAATTAGTGTTAAACACTTCTGACGCTATTACATCTGATACAAATGAAGTAACTGCAGCTACATCTACAACATTTACTGCAGGTACAAGTGGCTCTGTAGGTGCAAGTGGTGGTACTTATATAGCTTATTGTTTTACTTCTATATCAGGTTTTAGCAAGATTGGAAGTTATGTGGGTAATGCTACTAGTAATAGGGCAATAACTGGATTAGGATTCCAGCCTAATTTTGTTATGCTAAAAAATACTGCTTCTACTACTTTTTGGTCAATATTTGATTCATCAAGAGGTGGTTCTTTAGCTTTATTTCCCAATACAAGCCAAGTAGAAGCAAACGAAACAGGTGTTTTTGTTTCTTTTGATTCTGACGGGTTTACTGTAAACCAAGAACCAACTGCAAACGGAAGTGGTAATACCATAATCTACATGGCCTTTAAAAATAACCCAGCAGCACTTCCTATTGCTTCTGGAGAAATGGCATTTCTTGTAGTAGCAGGTGGAGGTAGTGGAGGAGCGAGAGATGCAGGGCCTGCTGGTGCTGGAGGATTAAGAACATCTTATGGTTCTACATCAGGAGGTGGAGCTTCTGCAGAAAACGATATAACTTTAGCAGCAGGAACATATACAATAACAGTAGGTTCAGGAGGTGCAGCAATTATTAATGCAAATGCGGTAACACCTGGAAATTCAGGTACAGATTCTTCAATATCAGCTACAGGTCTAACGACAATAACATCTATTGCTGGTGGTGGAGGTGGTACTGCAACTCTAGCAGCTTCAAGTGGTGGTTCAGGTGGTGGTGGTACTGCAGCACAACAACCAGGTTCAGGTACAAGTGGTCAAGGATTTGGTGGTGGTGCTGGAACAGGAAATTATACATCAGGTGGTGGTGGAGGAGCAGGTCAAGCAGGTAATACTCCACCTTCAAATGAAAATGGAGGAGATGGAGGAAATGGTCTTGCAGTTACAATAACAGGCTCAACAATCTCTTATGCAGGTGGAGGAGGTGGAAGTGGAGATACTTCATCTGGTTCAGGAGGAATAGGTGGAGGAGGAGCTGGTTCATCTGATGCTTCAGTTGATGCTACTTCAGGAACTGCTAATACAGGTGGTGGAGGTGGTTCACACAGACAAAATTTAGGTACAAGCGGTGCTGGAGGTTCAGGAGTTGCGATACTAAGAATGAACACAACAGATTACTCAGGAGTAACAACTGGTTCACCAACAGTAACAACAGACGGAGATTACACTGTGTTAACGTATACTGGTAGTGGAACATACGTTCACTCATAAATAAAATTTAATTAACTTTGTAAGATTAAATTATGGCACACTTTGCAGAACTTGATGAAAACAACACAGTACTACAAGTAATTGTTGTACACAACAATGAACTGCTTGATGGTGAAACAGAAAGCGAAGCTAAAGGAGTAGAGTTTTGTTCTACGCTCTTTGGTCATACGAACTGGGTGCAAACGTCTTATAATAACAATATGAGAAAACAGTTTGCTGGAATAGGTTTTACTTATGATGATGTAAATGATATTTTTGTTGCGCCTCAGCCGTACCCAAGTTGGTCTTTAGACGATAACAGTGATTGGCAACCCCCAACGCCAATGCCAGAGGATGACAATATATACTCCTGGAATGAGGATACTCAAAGTTGGGATTTAGTTGAACCAGTAACAGATGAAACCGAATAAGATGAATTTAGACTTCGAACCTACAGTTTTAGGTATTACAGTTTTAGTAATAAGTATAGCTGAAATTAATGAGGCTTTACAAAGCCTACTTTTGCTAGCAACTATAGTGTATACAATTATAAAGATATATCAACTCTTACAAAAAAAGTGAAACATTTTAATTATGAAGAATTTGACTCGCCTGATTTTCCTGACAGTGGGAATAATATGGATGAGCATTTTCTCCGCCTGCTCGACAATGCACGTACAATTGCAGGGACACCATTCAAAATTAATTCCGGCTTCAGAACTCCAAAACATAATGCAAAAGTGGGAGGGAAAGAGGACTCGTCGCATCTTAGAGGATTCGCTGCCGACATACATGTATCATCCTCTGCGAACAGATATGCAATATTATCAGCGCTACTTGAGGTTGGATTCAATCGCATTGGAATAGCAAAAACATTTATACATGTAGATGCTGACCCAATTAAAACACAAAACGTAATTTGGACTTATGCTTAAACTATTAAAAAAATTATTAGGATTTAGTGACTCAGGTGTAGATGGTCTAGGCTTAGAAATAAGAGAGCTTATTAAAGGTAAAGAGATAGACCCACAAAAACTTATTGAAATGCAAACTGCCATTAATAAAATGGAGGCGCAACACAGGACAATCTTTGTGGCTGGCTGGAGACCTTTCATAGGATGGATATGTGGTATAGCTCTTGCATATAACTTTATCATAAGAGACCTGCTTGTTTGGTATGTAGGCGCTGATACAGCTCCTCCTGCACTGCAGATGGAACACTTAATAACTGTTCTTGTAGGTATGCTAGGACTGGGTGGTATGAGAACGTTTGAAAAATTAAATAATAAATCTAATTAAATGGCTAAGACAATGTCTGTGCTTCGCTACGAGAAACCAAAAACTCGTAGGCCAGGTGTGCACGCTAAAACTAAAACATCTAAACTAAAATCTTCTAAGTATTACCAAAAAAAATATAGAGGTCAAGGCAGGTAAATTATTTATATCTTTGTATTAATTAAATTTAATCTAATGGATATTCGTAAAATCTCTATAGGGCCTAACTATAAATCGGATGCTATGCACTATATTGTAGGGCAAGATGTGTTAGGAGGAAAGTATTACATTCATTTAATACAATATGTAGAGCGAAGTGACAGTGTAAAAATTTGGATAAAAAGAGAAGGAGAAATACTTCTTTGGAAAGAGTTTAACTCTAATATGCCAGTATCAATTGAATATAATATAAACTTTTAATGAGGTCACCTTTTTATTTTATCGTTAAACCATTTGATGATAAAAGATATACCAACACAAAAAATATTGATGGTATTGATTTTATTACAAGCACCTCTGAAGAAAACCATAAAGCTTCTAATAGACAAGGAGTGGTTGTAGCTACTCCACTTGGATATGATGGAGAAATAGAGGTAGGGGATTTGCTTTTAGTACACCATAATGTTTTTAAGTTTTATAATGATATGAAAGGTAGGCAGAAAAGCGGTAAAAGTTTTTTTAAAGACAATTTGTTTTTTATAGAGCAAGACCAGTTTTTTATGTACAAGCATAATGACCATTGGGTTTGTCACGATAGATATTGTTTTGTTAAACCTGTGCCTGTAGAAGAATCATTTATAATGAAGCTAGGAAAAGAAGAACCATTAATTGGTATTATGAAATATGCAAACAAATATTTATCTTCTCAAGGTGTAAATCCTGGAGATAGGATATCTTTTAAACCTGAGAGTGAATATGAGTTTACAGTTGATGATGAAAAATTATATAGAATGTATGACCATCAAATAACAATGAAGTTATGAACTCAGAAGAATTAAAAAAAGAAATTATACACGCAGGTCGTAGAGCTGTAGAGCAATTAATTAAAGTTGCAAAAGAAGACATTATTAAACCTGACCCTGATGATGAGTTGGCGGCAGATAGATTAAAAAACGCAGCAGCAACTAAGAAACTTGCTATATTTGATGCGTTTGAGATATTAAATAAAATAGATGTTGAGGAGGAAGTAATTAACTCTGGAGGACAAGTGGATAAAACAAATACAAAACAAGGGTTTGCAGAACGAAGGTCAAAATAAATTATATCACGTAATTAAAGATTACATTCCAAGGTCTGTTCTAACAAAAAAGAATAGAGCGAAGACGTGGTTGTATGGGTATAGTGAAAAGTATGATGTTGTTGTTATATCAAAAAATGGAACAATAGGTCAGATAATAAATATAAACGGTCTGGCTATAGCACTCCCTCAAGAACCAAAGGAGTTGTTTAAACGTTCTAATAAAAAAGAAGAGCAGTACTGGGAAAGGCAAGAGCTGCCTAAAGATTTATCAAGAATCAATTCTATATTTCAGTGGAACGACAGGCCTTCATTATTTAAAAACAAATGGGTTGATTATATAGAGTCTGAGTTTGATAGAAGAGAGTTGGGATTTTGGTTTTATAACAATGGGAAGGCAACATATATGACAGGCTCTCATTATATGTATCTGCAGTGGACAAGTATTGATGTAGGTTATCCAGATTTTAGGGAAGCTAATAGAATATTCTTTTTATACTGGGAGGCTTGTAAGGCAGACAAGAGGTGTTTTGGAATGGACTATCTTAAAATAAGACGTTCAGGGTTTTCTTTTATGGGGTCATCAGAATGTGTAAACACAGGAACGCTAGCTAGAGATTCAAGAGTTGGAATACTTTCTAAGACTGGTTCGGATGCTAAAAAAATGTTTACTGATAAAGTTGTTCCTATTGCTAATAGACTCCCATTCTTTTTTAAACCTATACAAGATGGTATGGATAAACCAAAAACTGAATTAGCCTTCAGAGTTCCAGCATCTAAGATTACAAAAAAGAATATGCACGAGGTGATGGATGAAGAATTAACAGGTCTTGACACTACAATTGACTGGAAGAATACAGACGACAACTCTTATGATGGTGAAAAACTTTTACTTTTAGTACACGATGAATCAGGTAAGTGGCTTAAACCAAACAATATTCAGAACAACTGGCGTGTAACAAAGACTTGTTTAAGATTGGGTAGTAAGATAATCGGTAAGTGTATGATGGGGTCTACTTCAAATGCTCTAAGTAAAGGTGGTGAGAATTTTAAAAAATTATTTGAGGATTCAGATTTGAAGACTCGTAATGCAAATGGTCAAACTAAATCTGGACTGTATTCGCTTTTTATTCCAATGGAATGGAACATGGAAGGATTTATAGATAGGTTTGGTATGCCAGTGTTTAGAGCTCCAGATAAAAAAATAAAAGGTGTGGATGGTGAATGGATAACAAATGGAGCAATTGATTACTGGGAAGCAGAAGTAGATTCGTTAAGAAAAGACGCTGATGCTTTGAATGAATTTTACAGACAGTTTCCTAGAACAGAATCACACGCATTTAGAGATGAAAGTAAATCTTCTTTATTTAACCTTACTAAAATTTACCAGCAGATAGATTACAATGATTCACTTATTATGGAGCATCATGTAACTAGAGGTAGATTCTATTGGAAGGATGGTGTAAAAGATTCAGAGGTTATATGGACTCCTGACTCTAGGGGTAGATTTAAAGTTTCTTGGACACCTAAGAAAGGTCTTAATAATAGAAAAATTCAAAAGCATGGAATATTTTTTCCAGCCAATGAACATATAGGTGCGTTTGG